TGGTTTGGGACTTCTTGGGAAGAAGAAGCCGGACATTTATATTCCAGCACACGGGAAGCTTATATCCGCGAAGCTCGCGCTGCGCTTCTAGCCGCAATTGATCCTCCAAGAGAATTAACCGATTCGGTAGATGCATCGTCAGCCGATATTCGCGCTTGGAATTGCATTATCTGGCAAGCCCTGAAAGTTTCGGCTGAGGGAGAACGCGGCGGGGGAGGCGGCCAGTGAATAGGCAGCCTCCCATCCTCCGCGCCGACTACCGCCGCCAAATCTACGGCACCATCGCGCTTTACCTTTCGCTGTTCGTGCTGGGCGCGATCATCTTGGGAGTGGTGCCGTGAGTGTTTTAGATGAACCGAAAACATTAAATTGGATTGATGTCGTTGAATGGAGAAAACCATAATGCCTGAAATCAACCCGCGCGCCGCCATCGGCAGTAACACCCCGGACGCCATCGACTATGCCAAGGAGGAAACCGAACGCCTCCAGCGCGACTATGCCGATCTTGCTGCTACGGCTGAGCAACTTGAGGCCGAGGAATCCGAAATCACGGCTATCAAGATCCCCGAGGAAAAAGAAACTGTCGTCAACCTCATCAAGCGAATCCGGGATGTAAAGGTCCGCGCGCTCGGGCTCCACGAATTAGAAAAACAGCCACATCTTCGGCGCGGCCAAGGCACGGACAATTTCTTCTTCGGGATTGTCGATCGGCTGCTCAAGCGGGACAAGAAAAACCGAGACGGCGCCGGCGACAGACTCGGAAAGATATTGACCGATTATGACACCCGAATCCTGGCCGAGGAGCAGGAGCGCCGCCGGTTGGAAGCGGAGGCGGCAGAGCGCGTGGCTGCGGCAAGGCGGGCGGAGGAGGCCAGATTGGCCGCCGAGGCGGAGGTCGCTCGTCTCGCTGCGGAACGCGCCCGGAAGCCGGAAACGGCCGCCGTCAAGGAACAGGCCGCCCAGCAGGCAGAGCAGGCCGCCGGTGCGGCCACGGTCGAGGCCAAGGTAGCTGAGGCTGCCGCCGAGGAAGCGCATGTGGCGACCCTCTCTAGGCCCGCAGACATCATGCGGACCCGGACGTCGGCCGGAACTCTCTCGACCATGCAGCAGGAGACTTATGCCGAGATCGAGAATCCATCAATGCTCCGGAGCGACAAGCTTTGGGCCTTCGTCCCGTTCGAGGCCAAACAAAAGGCGTTGAACGCTTGGGCGCGGTCGACCGACTGGCGGGAACCGATGCCCGGCGCGCGGGTCGGCCGTAGACCGAAGTCTCAGGTGAGATGATGGCCGATCCGGACAAGATCGCCGATTCGATCGCCGAACTATTTTTCGAGGAGGAGTTCGACAATGCGCGCACTGCAATCAAGGACGCGATTAGCGATGCTTTCGATCTTGGTTATAAAGCGGCGGGCGGCAGCATTGTACCGGATATTCCGAAAGGGTTCGCGCTTGTCGAGATCGCGCTGGATCGCGATGAGATAGATGCGATTTCCATCGCAGCCGAAGAGATCCTGACGCCGCGCGGGCGTTCGGTGGACGATCAACAGATTGCTGCCCTTGAGAAGTTTCTCGAAACGATCAGCATCTTTAGGAGAAAACGATGAAATCCTATTCCATCGTCGGCATGAGCCACCGTCCCGGAGCCTACGACATCCTCAAGGCGTTGGAGGTCGGCGAAACCGTCAAACTGGTTCGGGAGCCCGACAACGAATACGATTCGAACGCCGTCGCGGTATGGGTCGGCGGGACGAAGGTCGGCTACATTCCGTCGAAGCAGAACAAGGCGCTGGCGGCGTTCATCGATCAGACCGGTGAGCCGATGATCAAAACAGCCGTCGTGGATTCGGCCGAACCGGGCGGCGCGTGGGCTAAGTCGATCTCGGCCAAGTTCGTACGCTCGCCGAACAGCGCCTATCCTATGGTCGAAGTCGAATGAAAGGAAATCCCATGCAGCAGACCGAACTATCGATGAAGGACGTCACCCCGAAGGCAAAAGATCGTGTTCGCGTTCCCGCTACGGGTATCCACCGTCCCCAAGATAGTGGAAGCATCCTGTCCGTGATCGCAGCCGCAGCAGCCGATCCGCGTTGTGATGTCGCCAAGATGAAGGAGCTGTTGAGCATGGAGAAAGAGATCAGGGCTGAACAGGCTCGGATCGCTTTCATCGACGCGAAACTCGCGCTGACGTTCAAACTGCCGACCATCAACAAGGATGGCAAGATCGAGTTCAAGGATAAGGGTGCTGGAAAGGCGACGCTGAAGTACGCCAGCTTTGAGAACATCAACGACATCATCAAGCCGCTCCTTCATGATCACGAGTTCGATCTATGGTTTTCATCGGAGCCTGGTGCCGCCGCAATGATTAACGTGATCGGCCACCTGACGCATCGGATGGGCTTCGAGCGAACGACAACGTTCCCGATGCCGCACGATGCATCCGGCGGAAAGAGTGGCGCGCAGGGATGGGCCAGCGCCTTCTCATTCGGCAAGCGCGTCACCACCATCGGACTGCTCAACATCCAGACGCGCGCTCTCGAAGATCGTGACCGGGACGGCAATGAGGGCAACTTCAAGCGGTCGAAGGAGGGCTTCGCCGAAGTGCCGGCCGAGGTCGAGAAGATCAGCGAGGACCAAATGGTCAAGATGCGGGACCTGATCGAATGGTGCGGCGTGCCGCAGAAGAAGTTCCTCGAACACTACGGCATTGCCAAGGTGTCTGACCTTCCCGCCGACATGTTCGACGCCGCCAAGAAGGCCTGCGAGGACTTCCACGCCAACCGGGAAGCGAAGGCAAAACATGGCTAGGACCTCAGTCAAGACGCTACCGAAAACCGAACTCGTCATTCTTGACGTCGTGCAAGGTTCTACCGAATGGTTCGAAGCCCGGCTCGGCATCCCGAGCGCGTCCAAGTTCGGGACTATCATGGCATCGGGCAAGAATGGCGGCGAATCCATCACAAGGACAGAATATCTGCGTCGGCTCGCAGGAGAGATCATCACCGGACGCTTGGCGGAAGAGACCTTCAAGAGCAGCGCGATGGAGCGCGGCAAGGAGATGGAGCCGGAGGCGATCGCCGACTATGAAAAACGCAACTCCGTCGAGGTCAAGCGCGTCGGGCTCGGGATCAATTTCTCCGGGTTGAAAAAGTGCTGCGCGTCGCCGGACGGCCTTGTCGGTTTTGATGGCGGGCTGGAGACCAAGACAATGCGACCGGACAAGATGATCCCGCTGCTAGAGCGCGGCGCTGGCCTTCAGCCGGAGCACCGCGCGCAGGTATTCGGCAACATGCTAGTGTTTGAACGCGACCATTGGGACTTCAAAATATTTTATCCGGGGATGCCGAAGTTCGAAGTCAGGGTCTATAGGGACGAGTCCTACATCCGTGATCTGCACAACTCGATTGAGATCTTCAATTTCGATTTGAGGAACCTCGTCGACAAACTTCGCAAGATGGGAGCAACGAGATGAAGGCTCCCAATGGCGCGCTTCTGAAATGGATTCACGATCACGCCGGGTATCGCGGCGACGATTGCCTGATCTGGCCTTTTTCTCGCATGAAAAAGGGCTATCCATGCGTCGTTTGGCCGATTGATCGACCTAATCCAAAATCCGGTATCCTGGCCGCACGCTATATGTGCCAGTTGGTGAACGGGCCACCGCCGACCGAAGATCACGATGCGGCGCATTCCTGCGGTCGAGGAACTGATGGTTGCATGACTCCGAATCACTTGCGATGGGCGAGTTCTCAAGAAAATGCCGATGATCGTCGATTGCACGGCACCAATACAGTGGGTGTGCGACATCCTCAGGCTAAGCTGAACGACTTGAAGGTACGACGGATTCGTCGTTCCAAAGCTGACCTCCAAACGCTTGCCGATAAATTCGGGGTCAGCATCGCAACGATCAGCATGGTTCGATCTCATAAGGCATGGAGACATGTCGATGCCTAGAGGTAAACGGCGCCCGCGCCCGATTCTGTTCGTCCGGGTCGACAATCATATGGTTCCGCTTCCGCGGTTCCAGCGCCTGTTCGACGAGCAATTCTCGATCAACGAGGAATACCCTCTCATCACGATGGAGGAGCGCACGCAGGCTTCCCACAACCACTATTTTGCCGCACTGCATGAGGGTTATCTGAACCTCGCTGAGGAGTACGCCCAGGAGTTCGATTCGGAGGAGCATCTGAGGCACTGGTGCCTATGCAAATCCGGATACTGTACCAAGCAGCAATGGGTAATGAACTCAGCGGAGGACGCCCGCAAACTGCGCGATGCGTTAAAGCGGGAGAACCAATCGACCATCGTCGCCGTCGCCGGCAATGTCGCTACGGTCTACACACCGTTTTCGCAATCAATGCCTGCGATGAAGAAGCAGGAGTTCGAGGACAGCAAGCGCGCCGTACTTGATCTAGTCGCATCGATGGCGCGGACCACGACGGCGCAATTGAAGAAAAACGCGGGGAGATCAGCATGAACGATTTAACGCGGTCACAGCCTACAACAGGACTTAATTTA